TATAAGGATGTAACGCTTCCGTATCGCCGCTATAATTACACAGCCAACTACCAAGGCACGGGAACGCTTACGCACAGGCAGCAACTTGGAACGCTACCAGCGCGGCCGCAATGGGCAGCTAAGCCGTCATTGTACTATCAGCCTGCTGTTAAATTATTGACAGTTGACACTGAGCGCATAAACGCCGCAACAGTATTTCGGACACGGCCAAACAAAAGCACGTCAGCACTAGAGGCAGAGTTTACAGAAATTCCAACAGGCAGCACCCCCGACGCGGCACCCTTGAAAATCAAGGTAGTTGTTAAATCCAACTTCCCAGCGGTGCAGAATGATGCTCGCGTAGATTATGAATATAAATTAAAGATATGGCTTGAAGATGGATTGGGCGGTATTAAGATATTAAACGGCGACGGCTATTGGATAACAGCGACTAGCGTACCAAATGGAGTGGAGAAAGTTAGAGTTACGCAAATGCAAGGCAGTTGGGTTACGTATAAGTTTGAAATGCAATGCACCACACCGCCAGCAGGATTTAATATTTTGAAGGTGAAAATTGACAGCGTGCAGACGTTAATAAGCTTGCTGTATCAAAACAATATGCCGAAGCTGTTGCGACCTGCAAAACAAACAAGTACATGGAGTACACCTGCGGCGTTTAACGTAAGCTATTGGGGCAGTATTCAGGTGGCATTTGCTGAAACTAGCGACTATCAAAATCCCGATTTTGTTTGGAATATTTCCGAAGATTTTACGCCCAACACTAGTAATTCAGTAAACAGCACGCAGGTACAGATTAACCCAAAATATTATTACAGCGGCAACAAATATGGAATAGGTAATATATGGGCTAACGATGGGACTAAGTACGTTATTGCGGATGAGTTCTATGGCGGTTGGGATTCGGTAACGAAAGGCACCGTCACTAAAATGTTAGGCGTGGGATTGTCGTCCTTATATGCGGACTTCATGCCCGTGGTTCGAGGTACCTGGATAGATTCAGGTAGCTACCATCTAATGAAATCCTTGTATTTTGATAACTATGTTTGGGTTTTAAACGGCGTATCGTTTAACCCAAGGTTTGACACGTGGGAGGGCGAATGGTTAGGAGTGGCTCCGGTGTACACCAATACCACAACGACAGGCGAGGGCTTAAGAATCAGTAACGAGCAGGGCGATATTTTGCGCGATCGTGTAAACTTAATCGAAACGCAGGTTAACAACTACCAATCTGCAATAAGCCACCAACCTGCAACGTTTTTGGAATACCTGGTTAACGAAGCCGACGGCGCACCAACAGCGCAGCCAACGCAGAATATAATATGGGAAACGCAGTTAAGATATGACGACAGCACCGAGCAAGTTGTTTGGCACCTGCAGGAACATGGCGCACCAATCAGTTACACAGTTGGGACGCATACGCTTACGAATGGTTACGAGCTTGTTATTTGCGATTCTCAGGACGGCAACGTGGTAGTAAATTTACCCGATGCTGACGAATCGCGTGGAAAGAAATATATATTTATTAAGACAAACAGCAACCATACTGTAACTATTGACGCCGGAACGTTCCTAATAAACGACAGCGCCACCACTACGATTAGCAGTAAGTACGAGAGCAAAACAGTTATGAGCGACGGAAGCAAATGGTTTATAGTTGGCAAGGTATAGTTGTTAACTTATGTATTTTTTATTTGTATTATATTTGAAATTATGAGCAATCCTAGTGCAGATATCGCCGTTGGCGGTCAAGGTTTTAAATATCACGGCGCAGAAACCGTAACCAATGTTACATACGATTCATTAGTTGTACATGTTGACTGCGTTTTTACTTCTTTTACTGTAAAAGGGAATAACGAAGCAAGTGGCACTAACGTATTAACTGCGCGCGGCCTTTCTGGAATAACAATAAAAGCAGGTACATTCTTACCAGCAGGTAAGGGGTTTGAAATTACCGGATTTGTAATATCTTCAGGATCTGTAATAGCTTATTAATATGCCACTAATAGGCGTTGGCGTAGGTTTAAATCGCCAAAGATATGGGCAATTTCAAAACGGTTATTCATCCCGTGTGATTGCCGATGGTGGAACTATTGAGTCGTTGGAATGCGTAGCGGCTGCATCATCATTGTTGCAATCTGCATCCTTGTTATTAATACCCAGTGGGTACAAAGCGGGGGTTGCCTATGCCGAACTACCCGCCACTGGCAATGGAGATTTAACTTGGTCAAGGAATAGTGTAGCCAATAGAACGCAGAGCGATGGAACTATTGCCCAAGTTGCGGCTAACGTACCACGTTTATCCTATATGTACGGCAGTTGCCCCGCATTGTTGTTAGAACCGCAGAGAACGAATTTAGTTTTCCCAAGTGCAACGGCTACTACCCAAACAAGGACAGTAACGGCAGTTGCATATACTTTAAGTTTTTGGGGTACGGGTAGTGTTACTTTATCTGGCGTAGCAACTGCTACATTAAATGGAACGGGTGCAAATAATAGGGTAACTTTAACCTTTACCCCAACGGCAGGAAGTTTAACGCTAACAGTTAGCGGGAGTGTTACGAATTGGCAGTTAGAAGCGGGTAGTTATGCAACTACTTTAATAGATACAACCAACGCAGCAGCAACAAGATTGGTAGATACATTCACCCGAAACAACATCTACACCAATGGGTTAATTTCAGCAAGTGGGGGTACTTGGTTTTTGGAGTTGAGGGGGAATGTTGCGTATACACGAGATGGAACGGGAAATTTTTGGCTTGGCGATAGTTCAACTGGGTCTGGTGGCACTGTAAATTCATTGACATTTAGAAATAATGGTGGAGGTTCTTCAAGGTTGGCAATAAATAAAGTAATCGGCGGAACATTAACGGCATTGTACACAACCACAACCGATACCACCAAAATTGCTATCAAATGGAATGGGACTACTGCTGATGTTTTTGCGAACGGAACAAAGGTCGTTTCTGCAACATCATTCACCGCTACAAATATGGAATTTTTAAACGGTGCTGCTTCTGATGTCCCTAAATTCATCCAAGCAATGGCACTCTATCCTACTCCATTAAGTGATGCTCAATGTCAAACCTTAACAACATAACAATATGATATTTGCAAAATTTGAATTACCGCAAGACAAGTGGGAAGAAATCAAACCCACATTAGAGAATTGTCACATCGTTGAATTAGGGGTGATTAATACATTGTTTGCCGTTGATATTTTATTTGATGGTGAACTAAACGATGATTTATTGATTTACGAGGTATTCCCCGAACCTTGCGGCATACACACATTTTTAGGAATGGAAGATTTATACCAAGAACGATTTAACGATTTTAACCCGATTATTACCGATGAAACACTTTGATAACGACACCACCGCAGCCATTGCCACAGGAATAAGTGGAAGTGCTACGATAATACATTTTTCCCAAACTTGGCAGCCAGTTGCAGCGTTTGTACTTGCCATTGTCGGCATAGTATCGGGAATGTTTGCGATTATCTATTACGCACGTAAGATTAAGCAATTGAATGGCAAAGGCAAGTAAATCGGCAGCGCCTACGTTCAAAGTTAAGCCGCGCAAAAAATTAGGCAGACATAAAAAACACGCGAATAAACATGAATCAAGCAAACCATACCAAGGCCAAGGCAAGCGTTAAAGGTTACGCCAAGCCAACGCCTGCAAAGTGGCGCAAAATAGGCGACGGCCTGCTATTATTATCTACCACGCTAGCAGCGTTAAATATTACGCACCCAACGCTGGCTATATGTATTCAAGTGACGGGGGTAATCGGTAAGTTTTTAACAAACTTCTTTTATGAGGACACCGCGGCGCAGTGAGGTAGAGGCAGCCGTTAAACGGTTGGGTTATAAATGGTTCGAGAATGGCGACTACAACGTTAATATTGTAGGCATACGCAACAGCGACACGGGCAGCAAGGTGACCAACTTATTTGACGACTGGATAACTATAAGCTGGAAAGAGCAGGGCAAGTGGTGCTATCAAATATTTTCGGCTACCACTGAACCAGGGAAAAAAGGAATGCTTGAAGGTAAGGCCAAAGGAGGCGTTTTTATTTTAAAAGAAGGGCAGTATCGCGGATCACACGAAATCGGTTTGCACCAGGGGAAATATAAAGCGCTCAGGCAATGCGGCGCGCTTCGTGGTTACCGCGATGGCGATAGGGATATGGAGTTTGATTTGATGCAAGAGCAAGAAGTTTGGAACGCTGGAGTTAATATTCATAAGGCAGGCAAGAACAGCACCTACGTGGAGAACTGGAGCGAAGGTTGCCAAGTGTTTAAGATTGAGCAGGATTTTGACGAGTTTATGGAAATCATAGAAAAAGCGGCCACGATTTACGGCGACCGCTTCACGTACACTCTTATAGGAAGTAAGGATATTACTTTTTTACCGCTTCCGTAAGCTTAGCTATGCCTTCGGGTTTCTCGGTAACGTCTTGTATTTCCTCAACGGCGTGCATCCCCAT